AAAAATTGTGTAGCACCAGTAATACCCTGAGCGCCAGAAACGGCAGATTGGCCTGCATTCATAGCCATATTCTGCTGCCCTGCAAAATTATTACCATATGCAGATGCCGCAGAGTTTGCACCCATCATAGCAGCCTGTGCTTTACTCATACCTGCATTTCTAGCTGCTTGCTGTGCTTGCTGTCCAGCTAACCCTGCTGTCATAGCAGCACCTTGCTTAGCCTGCTCTAATGCATTCTGATATCCTCGATTTCCTGTATATTTATTTACTACGCCCTGCTGATTAGTTAAGGCATTACCATATTGCTGTATACCTTGTGTGTAGTCCTTACTAGAACCACTTGATAAGTTTTCAAATAAACTAGCCATTTATACCCCCAGTTCCATTAAAGAAGTTAACATGTCTGTAAGAATCCTGAATAATGAGTGGCTGATTAACATCTCTTGCAAGAACATCGTAATAAGTATTCCAAGCTTCTTCCTTCATCATTTCAAGAGCTGAAACATCTGCGCCTTGTTTAATCTTATAATACTCAGCAAGATAAATAACACACAACTGATAGAAAATATGATTAGGGAAATCAAGAGAAGTATCTGCTACTGAAATATCCATAGTTATTGGATTATCGAAGTAGTAAATATCTACCCCCATAGATTTTGATAAAACTAATTTATCACCTCTAATATCATACCAAGTGTCATTATTTGTCATCCACTTCTGATAACGTCTTATAATCTGTGAATTTTCCCCATATCTAATGTCATACAACTGATAAAAATTTTCTGGCAAATCATACTCATTACTTATTTCAGAGCCTTCTTCTGGATAGCTCTTTTTAGTAAAATAGTATTTTTCGCCCATATTGATTGCTTTCTGATAAACTCTACTAAATGCAGTATTTATCCAGAATTTGTTTTCGTCTGCTGTTGGCATTCCAGAATTTGTGAGATCAGCCAAATCTAAGGCCGCCTTGATTATATCTGAAATTTTAATATTCATTTCTTATTCCTCTCTTTATTAGTTAAGACTTTATAATAGTATCCCAAATATTATATCCGACATCTTCAGTGGCAGCGTTTTTGATTGCTTCACCAATTCCAGTATCCATTCCTTTTGTTTCTGCTTCTGTTTCTTCTACTTCTTGAGCTTCTGGGTTTTCCTCTACTACCTGCTCAATAGTTTCTGTCTCTGGATTATAATATTCGGTGCCATCAGGGCTCATAAATGTTCCCTTTGGAAGAACTCTGTTTCTACCGTTAGCAAATACCTTTCTCTCATATTGGAGAGGCTTGAAGAACTTATTTACTCTTTCTTTGTCTTCTTCCTTTTTGCGCTTTTCGTCTCCTGCTTTCTTCTGCTCATCAAGCATTTCATCAATAGCATCTTCTACAGCTTTCTTTTCTTTTGCAGACATTTTCCCCCATTTTGCTTCATTGTCATCTAATCCAGCAGCCTTTCTTGCTTCTTTTTCATACTTTGTAGGCTTTTTAGCGCTTTCATATGCCTTCTGCTTAACCTTTAAATCGTCTTCTGCAACACCTTCATTAACATCGTTGATTATTTTATCATTAATGTCTTTCTTTGTTGGTTTAGTGAGAGGAATGTCTTTTTCAATCTCTTTTGCCTTATTTTTAATATCTCTATCTTCCATCTTTTCGAAGACTTGATTATAAAGTGGCTTATCCTCAATAATTGTGGCGCCCTCATCACTTACCTCTTCTTCTGGAACTGCCTGTTCTTCAAAGTATCCCATTTCTGTAGGATCTGGTGTGTCTATAACACCATTAGCATCTACATCCATATCATTTTTTACATCTTCTGGAATGCCTACTGAGCCTATATCAATAGTTGGTTCTTCGTCTTCTGGAATTTCATCGATAGCATAATCAAGAACTGTATCTGCTGCTTCTTCTGGAAGTTCATCAAACACAGTAAATGGTGGCTCCTCATCTTGAGAAACTGTCTTATCTTCATCTAACTCTTCTTCGATAATCTCTGGGATTACATAATCTAATCTATTCATTTCATACTCCTATTATTGTTGTGAATCTGGGTAAATATAAGAATCATCGTCTTCTGGTGAGTTATTAGATGAATACTCTTCACACACCTCAAACAAGTCTTCTTCATCAAACATAAGCTGTCTTGTAGCGTAAAGTAAAGAGAACAATATATCTGGGTGATAAACATCTGAGATTTCACTTGTGATATTATCCTCTTCATCTCTTTCATACAAGGTTTGTTCTATTTCGTCTTGGCAAATTCCGTTAAGTGGAACATAAATGTGAGTTCTTAACAAATCTGCCATTTGAGAAATGCCTAAATCTTTATCGTATTTGTAAGCACATTGAACTGGGAGATTGTAGTTTGAAGACATTTCATACATTATTGATTTATCTGAAGTATCTCCAAATATGCAAACCTTTGAAGGGTCTGTTCCTGATTTGACAAGAACTTCTCTACACTGATTTATCATTTCAATGTTTTTATTTACTATTTCTTTAACTGTTGATTGGTTGAACTTTGCTTCATAGAAAACATATCCTACTTTTCTTGTCTTATCCCACGCAAGTGCTGTAAGACCGTTGTAGTCTGAGAAACCGTAGTCATTACCACAGTAAACATAATCAGCTGTAAATTTGCCCTGACTTATTTCATTAAGAAGCCACTCATAAGGAGTTGAATAAGGTTGGTAATCAAATTTTAAAGCATCTTTAAATACTTGTGCTGTTGAGTCATAGACAAACTGTCCTCTATATTCCCTTAAGATTAAAGGATCATCTATTGCAACACCTTTGTTCTTTGCTACTCTTTCTATGAACTCTTCAGTATTTGAAAGGAATGGATTGTCATTCATAGTAAAATGATATTTCTTCCAACCTTCTGAGTTATAGCATTTCTCAAAATATGTCTTTGGTCTTCTTGGTGGAGTTCCCTGCAAAATAATGCAAGAATCTTTGAAGTCTACAAGCATAGGCTCGCAAACATCTTCTACAAGCTCTACCATATTTCTTTGGTCCTGGGCTTCATCAATAATAATGAGTTTATATTTTCCACCTCTAAGTAATGGGGCGGCTGATTTATCCTTATTACCAGCCATCTGAATAAATGAACCATTAGCAAATTCAATACGCATATTCTTTGTATCTTCTCTTGCTATTGGAAGTTCTATTTGCTTTGCGCACTCTACTACTAGTGGCCAACACTGAGTTAAACAGTTATCAATCTTTGTATGAATGTAAAGACAATAAGTGTTTGGTTCTATGCAATAATCAACTAGTAATCTTGCTGCACAGTTTGTTTTACCAGCACGTCTTGAAGTTGCTATTACTTTATGAGAAATCTTGGTATCATACGCTATTTCCCTTTGTTTATCATACAACTGTTTAATAACTCTATAGTGTAAGAATTCTTGGTCTCTAGAAAGCAATTTCTCTGTCTGCTCATCAAGTGATGAAATTATGTCATCTTGCAATAATTGTCTTGCTAATAACTGTCCTAATGGCCCACTTGGATTTTTCTTTGCTTCTTTAAGCATTTCAGATATAAACTGATCAGTCCAAGACTTCTTTGAGCCTTGAGTTGGAGAAACTAATGCTGTTCTTAGAGAATTGTATATTTCACCTTTTATCTGTCTGTTTACTACGTTTGCTTGTGAATTAGTCATTATCTAAGTGCTCCTCTACTACGTCTTCTTCCTTCATACATTTTCTGCTTCCATTCTTCTGTGGTGTTTAACCAAGCCAAATGAGCAGATTTCCATTCTGATTTTTCCTTGCGCCTTTCTTCAGTCCACCAAGTTTTTCTTGCTTCATCTGCGGCTATTTCTTTTTCTGTTCTATGTCCTTTTCTATGTGCTGCCATATTATATTGCCTCATATGGGAGTTTCCACAAATGTTTATGTGCCCATCTACCTTTACTGTCTGACTGAACAAAATCTCTTGCTTGCTGAGGGGTTATTCCCTTATATCTTGCTTTAAAGCCATCATTGTAAGTAACATCAAGATTAGTTCCATCGTATTCGATATCCTTTACTAAGAAAGAACGTCCTCTTCCATCAGGGTGAGTTTCAGAATTCCATGATATAACATCATAAGCATAAACATCTTGATTTGATGTTTGACTTGGATTTGAAAGTCCTGGCTCCTTTAAATATCTATCGCCTGGTGCAAAACTATCTGGAGCATTGTTTATTACTTTATTCATTCTTTTTAAGAAATTCATATTATGTTCTCCTTATTTTATTAGTCTACAATAGTCATCTATTCAATAGTCATAAGGCTTTAAATATACTTAAAAACTTTTTTGGGCATAAAAAAAGGGATAGCAATTGCTTGCTATCCCTATAAGGAGGATTAAATAATTTAAAAGATAAAATACTATCTTTTTAATGAAACTAGTCAGACTTGAACTGACGATCTTCTGCCAGAAAAGCAGATGCTCTAACCAACTGAGCTATAGCTTCAACCAATAATTTACTTTTTTAAATGTTTATTTTTAACTTATAATTTTTCACTCATCCCAAGTAAAATCTTCTTTTGCATCAGATGCTCTTGTTGAAGCAGTACTTACTCCTGCTCTTTTACCATCAGATATTTCAACTTCTTTTGCTCTTGATATTGTTTTCTTTTTCAAAGAGTTTTTCTTCCAATAAGTGATAGTAATGCTTGTATCATTATAGCAAATAGATATTATATCTTTCTCACTTTCTCTTAGTAAGAACCATACTCCATTTTCTGTATTGTATACACCTTTATTGATATTATCAACTAAGTCTGAATCTCCTTCAAGATTTATAAGCATCTGGATTTTCTGAAAAACTAAGTATTCTTCCATTTGTTCTTCTGTATTAATCATAAGATAATAGTTTTGATCAAAAGGAACTATTTTTTCTTC